TCAGCCATTCATTATCACGACGCCATCGGGGTAGATAATCTACCCTCATCCCGGCATGGCGACTAAACTGGGCATGGCTACTAATTGGCCCGAGGCCCGGTGCGAAGGGGCGGCCGGGTTTCAACCGCTTTTGAAACTTCAGAACCCTTTGAAACTTCAGAAACTTCTGAAACGCCGAAAGTGATCGAACCCGATCGAACGACCGAACCCGATCGAACCCGATCGATCCGGTTCGGATTCATGCTCGCGAGGCCCCCGAGCCGATGATGGCGAGATGAACACCCCACCCCCACCCCCAGCCGCCGCTCTCGCTCTCGCTGCCGTCGCGCTGCTCGCCTCGCTCGCTGTTCTCGCGTGGCCTGCGTCCGGCCCGCTGCTGCTGCCAGCCGCCGCCGCGTCGGCCGTCGCTGCGGTCTCGATCCTGCATCGATCCGGGCGGGGTTGACACGCCGCCGCGATTCGTTTAGTCTGTAGAGGGGCCGCCGTGGCCCCACACCACCCCCGGCATGCAACAAGGAGAACCCCATGCCTCGCGTACGATCCTCGGAAATGCTCGCAGTGTGCGACCGCCTGCGGGACGCCATCGCAGACCACGCCCCCGGAGAACGGATCACCCTCTCGGAGATCCGCGACCGCATGGCCGACCTCGATCAAGGGGTGGCCGACAACTACCGAATGAGAGCCATTCGCGAGGCCGTCGCAGATGGGCGTTTGGTCCGGGAGGCCTCCGGCGTTTGGCGGCGTCCTGCCGTTGATATCGACGGAGCCCAGGCGCGTCTTGATATCACCCCCGAGGCCCCGGCCCCGGCCCCCGAGGCCCCGCCCGAGGTGGACCCGACCTATAGACTCCCGGCGACCGTCTCCGCCTATCTCAACCATTGGGAGGGTGTGATCCGCGACGGGGGCCGGGTGGCCTGTCGGGCCACCGGCCCGGCCGGATGCGGAAAGACTGAGGCAGGCGTGCAGGTGGCCGCCCGTCTCGGTCTGCCGGTGGTGGTGATGGACTGTTCGCTGGTCCGCGATCCGGTCGAATGGTTCGGTGGACGAACGCTATCGAATGGATCGGTCCGTTGGGAGGATTCGATCTTCGCTCGTCGGATCGCCGCCGGTCGTCTCGTCGTGATTCTCGACGAGGTAAACCGGTCGAGCCCAGAGGTGGCAAACGCTTTGCTGCCTCTGCTGGATCGGCGGGGTCGGGCCTCGATCGCAGACCGGCCCACGCCGTTGCAGGCCGGGCCGGGAATCCTCTGGTGGGCGACCTGCAACATCGGTGCCGAATACACCGGGACCGGCAGACTCGATCGGGCCATCGATGACCGCCTATCTCGCACGTTTGAATTCTCGCCGTTGCCAGCCGACGACGAGGCCGCGCTACTCGTCGAGCGTACCGGTCTCGATATCGACTCGGCCCGGCGTCTCTCAGCCGTAGCGGCCGCGACTCGCTCGTCGTCTGATCTGGACCGGCCGATCTCCACTCGGTCCCTGCTCGCCGCCGCCGCCGACCTTCAGGCGGTCGGCCCGCAGTCGCTTGCCGTGACTCTGCTCGCGATGTATTCGCAGGACGGCGGCGGATCTTCAGAGCGCGCGATGGTGGCGTCCCTGCTGACCGGGCAGGGGTTCGCAATCGATGCGGAGGGATCGCAATGACTCGAATCGAATTGCATCGCGGCCCGTGGGCGAAGGCCCGAACCTCTCGCCTAAACGCGGCCTCACCTGTTCGGACCTCACCCACGGCCGCCGCGCTTGGCCTGCAAGGCCTCGAACCCGACGCGCTCGCGTTCCCGGCCGATGGCGATTCGATCGCCATCAATCGATGGGCCTCGCGTGTCGTGCGGACTGTGCAGGCGGTCGTAGGTATGGCGATCTCGCATCGTGTGGTTCTGGTGGTCTGCTCGGAATCGAGCCGGGCCTCTGCCGTACTCGACGCGAGAGAGGTGGCAGGCGGCGATCCTGTCGCCGTCGCGACATATGACGAACTTCGAGAAGCGGCCCAGCGGACGCCTACGGCCGCCGCCGATCTGATCCTTCGCCGGGTGATCCACGCAACCGGCCGAATGCGAACAGAGAACATGAGCGCAGCAGGCGAGGCATTCGAGCGTCTGCATGGCGTCGGAACCGGGACCGATGAGACCTCCGCGCTCGTCGCGTACTTGTTCGCGACCGTCGCCGCGTTCATGGCGAGAGATGCGACCGTCCGCGCGTGGGGCGGTTGGCGTGGCCTGTGGCCTCGCGATGCAGACGCGGCCGCACGGGCGGCCCTCGTCGATGCGGCGAACGATCCGCAGACCTCCCCGCTTGGGCGGGGTGTGGCCGCCGTTGCCGCCCTCGTCACCGTCGCGGACTCGATCGGCATCGACGACGACGCCGTACGCGATGCGGTTCGATCCGTGATCGGGACCGAGGGACGACGCCGAAAGGTACCCTCGGACCTGTTCCGCTGGAGCCGTGAGATCGTGTCGGGGTTGGCCGGTTCGCTGCCGACAAGCGCGGCACAGCAGGCGCAGCAGCAGCAGGCCCAGCAGCAGCAGGACGGCCAGCAGGACGGCCAGCAGGACGGCCAGCAGGACGGCCAGCAGGACGGCCAGCAGGACGGCCAGCAGGACGGCCAGCAGGACGGCCAGCAGCAGCAGCCGCACGGCGTGACCGGCACACGCGGCGCGGCCGGCCGCGACCCGTCTACCTGCGCTTCGCACGCCTTGCCTGATGCGGCGGACAACGGCGATCGGAACCGGGCCAACGCCACCCGCACGGACGAGGAGATCCGCGAAGGGTGGACCCTGCCCAACGTCGCGGCGGTGACTGCGGCAGTTGAGCCGACCCGACTTGGCCCAGCGGCCGACTCGACCGACGAGGCCATCAACGGATTCGCGAAACGTCGCCGTCCGCTGGTGCTTTGGCACACCCCGCCACCACGGCACCGGCCGTCTGGCATCGTCGAACGATCGATCGCTCGCGAGATCGAGCGACTCGCGTGGATGGTCTCCTCCCCGCTCCGCGACGATCGCGGCCTTCGTTCTGGCCGCCTCGACGCCTCGCGACTATCACGGATCGCCACGCATGCAAACGATCCGCGATGCTGGAGCCGTCGCCCCGAGGCCGGCGAAGGCCGAACGGCCGTCCTGCTGCTGGTTGACTGTTCCGGGAGTATGGGCATCGAACTCATGCACGACGCGCAATCGGTGGCCGTTGGACTGCTGCGAGGCCTGCAACGAATTCCCCGGTGTGATGTTCGCGTGGTTGGACATAATGCCCGATACAGCGTGGACCTGTACGACTGCGGATCGGACGAAGACCGCATCGCTTCGCTTGAGGCAGGCGGCCGAAACGAGGATGGGGTCGCCATCTCGGCCGCCGTCGAGCGGTTCGAGATCGACGCGGCCCGCGCTGCGGATCGCCTCGTCATCGTCCTGAGCGACGGCCAGCCCAACGGCGGAAACGAGTACCGAGGCCCCGGCGCGCTGCGGCATGTTCGGCGCGTCCTGCATGCCGCGAGGAATCGCGGAACGCAGTACCTCGGTGTCGGTTTCGGTGACCTGACCGATGGCGACCTTCGCGTAATGTATGGACCCGGTCGATCCGTTCGCGTCCGCCGCCCCAGCGAGGCAGGAAAGGCGATCGCGAAGGCAGTAGCGTCTGCGATTGGGGGGCAAGTATGAACATGCCCGCCCCGCCTGACTTGATCGACGCGGCCCGCTCCGCGCTCGCTCTGGTTCTCGCTCTAACTGGATTCGCCGTCGTGGCGGATCTGCTCAGGACACCCCGCAACAGGAATCGAAAATGACGACCACACTACCGATCGACGCCGCCCTCCTCCGTTCGCAGGTTCACACGCACACGGACGGAACGCAGATTGTGCCGCTCCGCTTGGACGGCCCAGCCGGGCCGCCTTGCCACTCGTTCGTGGTCCTCGCGTCGGACGGCCGCGTCCGCGATCTACTGCTACGGATCCCCGCGTCCGCATTGATCGATTCGGCCTCAAGCGGTGAGGAGATCGGCCTCCTCGATCGGACTCCAACCGATGACGAGTGGCGGCCCCTGCTGGCCGAAGCGGCCAAGGCGTTGGCCTCGGCAGAGATCGCGGTCCTTGGTCGCGTGGCGCAGGCCCTGAAGACCCGACTCGGGAACCCTGACCAGACCCCGACCGCCGCCGCGCTTCAGGGCCTGCTGATCTCGGCCCGATCCTCGATCGACGAGATGCTGACCCGCGAGATGAGGCCCGACGAGGCGACGCGGGTGGCCGAGGCCGTGGAGGCCGCCTTAGAGGAGGCCCTCGGCGACGGCGACCGAGACCACGGGCCAACCGTGGCCGACGCTGTGGCGGCCATCGGGCCTCGTCTCGGCGAGATCGTCGCCGACGCGATCGCCGACAGTCTCGAACCGGCCGACCTGCTATCGGTGGCGGCCCGAAAGGCCTTGCACGGTATCGACGAGTCGTTGATCGCGGCAGGCCACCCAGCGGCCGCCGTTCGGGCCGCCATTCGCGACATTCGGCGCGAGGTGATCCGCGAGGTAGACCGAACCGGCAACGCTCCCGGCACCGAGGAGGAAAGAGCTGCGGCATGGGCCCGCATCGTCGAGATCGCCTCCCGGCATGGAATCGACGTTCCCGACTGATATCAACTCGGCCTGGACTCGTTGATATCAACCTCGGCCCCCGGCCACCCTTCGCGGTGTCCGGGGGCCGCTTCGCTGCGCCGTTTTAGCTGCTGATGCTCGGGAGGCCCGCAGGCGGACCGCAGGCGGACCGCAGGCGGACCGCAGGCGGACCGCAGGCCATCGAACCGCATCGACTCGAAACGATGCCGTACCAAACAGGCACGGCAACCACAACCAACCCCACCCCGAGGCCGCCCGAGGACCGCCCCACCCCACCCCGAGGCCGCCCCGAGGCCGCCCCGAGGCCACCCCGGCACACTGGGGGAGGGGTTTGGGGAGGGGGGAGACCACCGGGGTACGGGGGGAACCGGCGGCTAAAATGCGTAATAATACCCTCTCGGATTTTTTCGCCAATTACTTCCGGGATCTATTGGCCTTCTTGGAGATCACCCTAAGGTTCACCAAGGAATTGTTCATGGGATTCCCGTCCTTGTGATCGATGTCCTTCCCGGCGATCTTCAGGCCGTTCTTGGCCATCTTGCGGCGAGCCTTGTTCCTGCTGGACCTGTTCCTGATCTGCTCAGGACGGCTCTGGTACTCCCTGTATTCCTTCTTGTAGTCTCTAGGCATCTCAGCACTTCCAAGCCCGCAGGCTCTTGTTGATCCTGCTATCGGGGTCGTTGGCGGTCTTTGCGGAGGTCAACTTCTTCTTCATGCCCTTCATGCGGGCACAGAAGGACTTCTTCCTAGGGCCTCCCTCGGGCTGAGGCCGCTTCAGGGTCCCCCCGGTCTCCCTCTTGTACGACGCACGGCCCTTGGCGTTGAGGCCCCCCTTGGGGTTCTGGCCTTCCTTGCGTTGCCATGCGGGGGTCTTCTTCTTGATCTTCTTCATCACTTCCTCGCGGTCTTGGCACTTCTGCGGAACGCCTTGGCTGTGGGGGCCCCTTCTGAGCCGGGACGACGCATCTTCTCCCCAGAGCCAGCCTTGATCCGCCTACGCTTGGCATGGATGTTGGCATACAGACCGGGCTTCTTGATGGGCTTCATATCAGTCTCCTAGGACAGCCTGAAGGGTCCCCAACAGACTTGGGTTGTCTCGGATGATCTGGGTCATGGCGGTCTCTAGGACCCTCACGGTCTTCTCAGAGAACTCCAGACCGTACTGGTCGGAGACGGCATGGATGATCTCATGGATCAGGACCATGGACCTGACGGGATCGGGACACTCGGTTGACAGTCGAATCAGGTACTCGGGACCTGAGACATACTCCCCAAGGTCCTCCATGTCATCTGTGGTTTCGATCTTGATGTCGATTCCCCCCACCCGAACGTACGTCATGGAGCCCTCCTAGAACCAGATGGTGTCCGTAGGAGGCCCCGAGACGACCAAGGGACCCTTTCGGACAGATGAGACGAACTTTTGCAGTTCCTTGTCCAGCAGGTTGCTCTTGCGGTCCCGGATACGCCTGTCGGCGTCCATGGCCATCCTCTCGACCCAGTAGGCAACCCCGATGGACAGGGCATCCAGACGGTCGTCGTGGGCCAAAGAGCCCTTGTCCCGACTGATGCGGGACATCTGGTAGAACAGTTGGTACTTCAGGCCCTGTTCAGGGGGCATGTCCTTGACGGATTCGATGTCGTTGGTGACCACAGAGGGGTCGATGACCAGTTTGTGCTGGTTCATGACCGGCTCAAGGGTGTCGATGATCCGTTTTTCCTTCTGGATCGAGTGCTTTACTTCTTCAACAGCACACCCATGGGTCTTGAACAGGTATGGCTTGATCAGTTCGGTGAACATTCCGTCCCCAAAGTTGGCCTCGATGACCACTTGGGCGACCTTGTGGGCCTTGGCGATGTCTGCCAGACGCTGTAGGGTGGCCTCGGAGTAGCCTCCGGGCACTCCACCGCACTCTGGGACGTACAGAAACCCGTTCAGCATCTTGACGACGGCAAAAGCGGTCTCGTCCTTGCCCCGTCCAGCGGGGTCGATGGCCAGAACCGCCCCTCCGTACTCGATCCAGTCCCCCACGGTGGTCTCAGGGCCCCTGTAGCGGTCTCCGTTGAACCCGACGCACTGGAGATCGGTGCGGATCAGGGCCGGATTGGAGGACCATACGACCTTCTCAGGGCCATTCTCGCCCTTGCAGTCCATGATCACCAGATCGTTGATCTTGAGCGGGAATCTGTTGGCATCGGACAGGGTCGTGTCCAGCATGAACTGGAGGGCGAACCCTGAGCGACCGAAGGACAACTCACGCTCCACCAGTTCGTCCTCGGTGAACCGTGCAGGGTCCACAGGAGAGCCCTCAGGGGCGTCTAGGACGATCTTGGCAAGACGGGAACCATAGTTCACCTCCTGCTTCTCGGAGGGCCTACGGGCGGGCCAGACGCGGATCTCGTAGCCTCGGTCTGGCAGCAGGTTGTAGATGGAGTTCTCGGTCTGGGGAGTGCCCAGATAGACGATCCTGCCCTTGGGCTTGATGACCGCGTCGAACTCCTTGATGCTCTCGGCCAACTTCTCCCGCATGACCTGAGTCATGGAGTTGTTGGGGACCTCGATGTCGTCTGCCACGATCAGGTCGGCACGGGAGCCTGTGATCTGGCTGGTGATTCCCTTGGAGGTCACCGAGGGAGCGTGTTGGGCAGGGGCAGGGCCGACATCGAAGGCGATCTTGGAGTACCTCTGGTTCTCCTTGGGCCTCAGGTGCTGGAGAATGGGCATCTCCTCGATCAGCCTCAGGGTGAACGTGGAGAAGTCGTCGGCACGCTGCTTGGACGCCGAGACCACCAGAATGGTCTTGGCAGGGTCCAGCAGAAGTTGATGAACGACGAAAGCGGAGGTGATGTAGGACTTGCCCACCCCACGGAACGCCTCGATCACCAGACGCCGTGGCCCGGTTTGCAGATACCGAGCGATGTCGTACTGGACAGGTGTGGGACTGGGCAGTCCCAGATGCTGCCAAGTGACATGAAGGAAGTTCCTGAAGTCTTGAAGACCCTCAGGAACCCTCGGATTAGGCGCATTCTTCTTCAAGATCATCCTCCGCAGGGTTGAACGGGAGAACCTCGTTCAACCGCAGCATCGGCTCGGAGTTCTTGGCAGAGACATCCACACCGTTGTCCTTCAGGAACTGCCGGGCGACCCCTAGGTCACCCGCAGACGCCTCTCCGTTCTTGATCTTCTCGATCAGAACCTCGATCAGGCTGGAGTGCAGCCTGTTCAGCAGTTCCTTGTCGTCCATGTCAGGCTCCAAGATTCCGTTGAATCAGATTGATGATGAATGAACTGGCCGCCCCCACGGCAGCGGAGATGCCCAACAGGAAGTGCTTGTATTGCTCAAGGTTCCTGATCCGCTTGTCTTGGTTGTCCAGATGCTCCTCGATCTGCATGCTTCGGTGCATGAGGGCATCGACCTTGCCCTCAAGACGGCCCAAGGCTAAGAAGATCTGCTCGTTGCTGGGGTCGGCCATGGTTCACCTCAGATGATCTCTGGCTGGGGGTCCAGAACCTCACCGGTCACCGAATCGTGATACAGGCCGGTTTCAGGGTCCATGGGGTATCCGTTGATGATCGGGAAACCGGTCACCTCGTCGATCTCAGGCTCTGGGGCTGGCGGGGGAGGAACGATCTCCTTGAGAGCAACAGCCTCGGTCAGGAGAGCCTGTGCCTGTGCAGCCAAGGCGTCGATCAGGCCATCTTCGATGGGGTTACGCAGTTCACGGCGGAACTGCCCGGCAAGGACGTTCAGAGCGACCTTGATTCGCTTGAAGTCGCTGTTGATCTGATGAAACTGTTCGAGACTATCGAGTGCCATGTTGGCCTCCTTTGTAAGTGTTTAGACCTTGTATCTCACGATCACAATGCCGGAGCCGCCGGTGCCGGGGGTTCCGTCTCTTGGTTGCGCACCACCACCGCCGCCGGTGTTTGCCGTACCGTCAACAGCAGCGGATGACGCTTCAGTGACGCCATCGCCGCCGCCGCCTATGCCACCGCTGCCGCCGGTGCCGGAAATGCTTTGGATACCGCCACCACCACCACCGGCGTAGTAGGTGCCGGACCCAGACGGCCATTCGATGCCGTCCCCACCGTCACCACCAGCCAACGGAGACAAGGTATTAGTCGTGCCTGCTGCGGCAGCACCACCGCCACCACCGCCGCCTCGGTTTCCCCCGCTTGTCACAGTGGTCCCGCCGCCAGCATTCGAGGCTCCGTCAGTTCCAGCAGCGCCTCCCGAGGACGATGCGCTGGTGGAACCACCAGCACCGCCGCCACCGGATCCTCCACCTGCATTACCGTTGGATGCGTTAGTGCCACCGCCACCACCACCGCCGCCGGTGATCGACACTCCAGTACCTACAAACGTGCTGTCGGCTCCGTCTCCACCCGGAGTTGAGAAATGGGCTCCAGCCGTGCCTCCAGCACCTATGGTGACGGAATAGGAGCCAGTTGATAGAGCCGCGGTTCCAGTGGCGGCACCGCCAGCACCACCACCACCGCCGTACCACGCTCCACCGCCGCCACCACCGCCGACGACCAGATATTCCACGTTGCCAGCGCTCGACACGGTGAGCGTGCCGCCGCTTGTAAACGTGTGGTACTTGTAGCCACCCGAGGTCGTCTCGGTGCCACCCGAGGCTTGTGCCCAGACGGGAGGAGAGGACTTGTATGGGTGACCTGAGGGGAGGTTGGCAGTGAGTCCCCACTTGTGAGCGAGGTAGCCTTCGATCGTTTCGCGGTCCCCATCGGACAACGCACCGTTGCCGACAACGACTTCGCCGACCGCACCATCGATCTTGTTGCCAGAGTTGTCGTTGCCTACGGCCATCAGCGCAGCCGTCTGCGTAGGAAATCCCGACGTAATGGTTGGATTGGACAGCGTAAGTTCGGTGCCGTCCTGATAGGCATGCAGGGTACTTCCTGCTGTTCGCATGCCTACGATGGATTTTCCGCTTGCGCTTGACCCGGCACCAGTGCTTCCAATCGCGGACACCGGCGTTCTAAACCAGATAAGTCCGTTCGATCGGTATTGAATCGAAAAGAGTATGTCAGCAGAACCTGTGCCGGAATAGTGCCACAAGAACGGGTTGGATGCACTGTTCTGAACGTCATGCACCGAGAACACCCACGCATCCGCTGCACCACTCAACGTGGTGACCGAAGACGCGGACAAGGTGTTCCCATTTGTTGGGTCAAAATCGTAAGCGGGAAGGCTGTTGCTCCAGTTGGTGAGCAACGTGACCCCGGAGGACGCTGTTAGATTGACGCTTCCAGACTGGTCACTTGAAGATGTGATAGCGGACCCATTGCTGCCGGTTTCGAGAGAGGCGTCGTACCAATGCGAAAGACTCGCTACATGAGATGGGTACCAAGACACTTGAGTCGGTCCACCAGTGGTCGTTCCCCCAAGCGGGGTCATCCAGTTATTGGTAGCCATGTCAGATGCTCTGGGTGTACGCGACAGACCAACGAACATCCAGAGCGGAGTT